TTATTTAGTGAATTGCAAACCAAGACAATGTTTTTCTGCAAAAGCTAAAGCTTCATAGGATTCAGCCGGTAAAGACAGAGCATTTTTTTGTACATATTTTTCGGCTAATTTGATTCCTTCTTTTGTTACGCCGTTATATCCAACGTTGCCTAATCCACGTTCTAAAATAGCTTGACGCTTATCAAACATTGACATTATATACCTATACAAATGCAAACCTTCTTCTTCTTCATTTCTGAAATTCCATTTTGCTTTTCTCGATCGTGCTGTACTTAATACTTCTTCTTTCCATAAGTGAAGTAATTTTTCCTTCACTCCAGCATCTTGGGTAGTTATGGAATCAACAGTAACCCATTCTTTCAGAATTTCTCCGAGTGCATTATTATTAAAATACAGTGTAGGGGAGGGCATTGGTACGCCATCATCATCAACATATTCTTCAAGATCTTCCCATATATCGATGCCAATAATTTGATCAATGTCAAATAGTTTCTGTAATACATCCGCTAAAGTGGTTTCATCAGCTTTAGCAGTGGCAGGTGTGAAACCGAGAAGTTTGTCCGTAGAAGTCTCAAAGAAATTTGCAATATCTACAAACTGAGAGAGTGTGAAATCTCTTTGCCCTCTAAGGCAGTCACTAATTCGGCTTTGAGAAACTCCTATTCCTTTAGCTAATTCAGCTTGAGTCACCCCTTTATCTTTCATGAGTATGGATATATTGTTTATAACAATTTGTTTATCGTATTTTTGGATTTGATTATCTTTATTCATGAAGTTAATATCTCCTTTTGATATAAAAATTAAAAATAAATATATTAAAATCGTATTTGAATATATCATACCATATAAAGTAGAATAAAGCTAGGCAAAGAGTACGAAAACTCTGTGTACTATTTTAGAAAGGAAAGAAAAAGCATGGAAAATACGGGAAGCGTTGCGAGACTTATGAGCGCAAAAGAAGCGTGTACCTATTTAGGACTCGGAAGAAATCGTGGTGTAGAATTTGCGAAATCAATCGGGGCAGAAGTGGCGATAGGTAGAAGAAGGCTCTATGATAAGGTCGTAATTGATCGTTATCTGAACAGGAAGATACAGGAGGTAAAATAATGCAGAAAAACCAAAATAATCGAGTACAAGGAAAGAAGTCCGGCAAGACAGAATTCCAGATCGAAAGCCTGCTGCCAGTAGGCAAAGAGAACGCAGTAACCACAGCAGAACTTGTAAAACGTAGCGGATGCAGTTCAGCCAGAGAGTTACAGCAGAAGATCGCTTATGAACGTAACCACGGTGCTGTGATCTGTAGCGGATCAGGGAAAGGATACTGGAAACCAAAGAACCGGCAGGAGATTGTAGAATTCTGCCGAACAATGGACGCAAGAGCAAGAAACACATTTGCAGCTACCAGAAGCGCAAAGAGAGTACTAAAGATGCCAGAAGGGCAGCAGGACATGAGTGGAGGGCAAGAAGATGGCGAATAGACGAATGTTTTCAGCGGATGTGGTGTGCACAGATCGATTCGTTGAAATGCCTTCATCCACACAGGCGCTATATTTTCAACTTGGTATGAAAGCTGATGATGATGGGTTCATATCTTCTCCGAAGCAGATTACAAGGATGGTAGGAGCAGCAGAGGACGATTTGAAATTATTAGCAGCAAAAGGTTTCATTATTCCGTTTGAAAGTGGCGTTGTTGTTATCTCAGACTGGAAAATCAATAATCTGATAAGGAAAGACAGATATACTCCTACGAGATGTTTGGACGAAATGAAGCAGTTGAGTATTTTTGAAGATAAATATCTGTTTGCAGGTGATTCTCAGACTGTTGACAACCAAATGACAACCAAGTGTCAACCAAATGACAACCAGCCGGGTGACACTTTGGCAACCCAGGTTAGGTTAGGTAAGGATAGTATAAATAATATATGTTCACCGGAACCGGATGAACGAGAGTCTGACTTTGAAAAAATCTATGCGATCTATCCGAAAAAGAGAGGACGAACCAAAGCATTTGCAAACTATTGCTCCTGGCTGAAAGGAAGATCCGTAAACGGAAAACGCAGAAAGTTGACAAACCGGGAAATGTATCTTGCGGTACATGCTTATGTGGAGCAGCAGAAGGAGCATGAGACGGAGTTAGAGTATTACAAAAACTTTGATACGTTGATGGGAAGTCAGCTTTTAGACTATGTGGAGGTGGAACAGAATGAGTGATCTGGCGGAAAAGACAGTGGTCGGATGTCTGTTGATGGACAACAAGGAACTGCACCAGATCTATGATCTCCTAAAGCCGGATATGTTTCAAGATCCGGTTCTGAAGGAAATCTACCGGGAGATTGTGAAGCTCTATGATATCGGTCAACCGGCGAATCTGGTCACAATAACGCAGGGAGTTGAGAGTGAGACATACACAAGAGAATACATAGCACAGGTTTTGAGAGATTGTTCACTGCTGCCGTACACGTCCACAGAGTTGAAGAGCTATGCGGAAAGCGTTGTAAGAGATTATAAGGCTGAGACGTTTCGGAACATTCTGACACGAACACAGGTAACGGCAGCAGGTGTGGAATATCAGATTGCAGATACAATTCAGGAACTTGAAGCACTTAAGAGAAGCGAAAAGAATCAATCCAAGAAGCTCACGGCTATAGTCGCAGAATATCAGGATCAATACTTTCAGGAGCGAAAAGAAGAGAAGCTCTATACCGGGTTTTCAAAACTGGACGAGATTACTGGCGGTCTGGAAGGCGGTGATGTGATCGTGATTGGAGCAAGACCGGGAGTTGGAAAGTCGGCATTTACTTCACAGATCATCCTAGAAATGGCAAAAGCCGGAAAGCGGATTGGATTCTACAATCTGGAAATGTCAGAGAAACAAGTGTATGAGAGATTACTCAGCAATCAGAGCGGAATCCGGCTGAATCGTATCCGAAGGGCAATCCAGTTTCTAGGAGACGAAAAGGAACGCTTTGAAAGCGCAAACCAGACGTTGGGGAAAATGGACATTCTAATCAGCAGCGGAACGAAGTCAGTTTCCGAAATTAGAAATGAGTGCAGACATCAGGAATTAGATTGTATCATCATTGACTATTTGCAGTTGGTAAGAGCTGACACCAGATATCAGAGCAGAGCCAGTGAAGTGGGAGCAATCTCAAAAGCAATCAAAGCACTTGCAATGGAGCTGAATGTTCCGATCATTGCACTGTCCCAGTTAAACCGAACCAGTGAAATGAGAGAAACCAAAGAGCCGACAATGGGAGAGCTTAGAGAAGCCGGAGACATTGAACAGGATGCAAGCATTATCATTTTGTTGTGGAATCTGGACAATGAGGACAAGACCAGAAAAGGTCTGAAAGTGGATAAGAACCGGCAGGGAGAACTGGGGAAGATTGTATACCGCTTTGATGGGAATGAAATGAGATTTCAGGAAACAGAAGAGGAACTCAAAAGCAAAGATGGATTCAAGACGGTACGGACACCGACACCGTTCGATTAAAAATGGGCAGCGTAAAATTATTAAAAGGCAGTGAAGAATTTGAAATGTTTCAGGACTATTGGAAAATGATGCAATCAGTCTGGAGCGTAGAGAACACCAAGGAATACTGGGAGAAAGCAGTAGAAGATATTGACAGATTTTACAGGAAGTACCAGACAGAGTTTTCAAAAGAATTAGCACTGGCACTTGCAAACGAATTGGAAAGGAAAGCGAAACATGAAGCAGAGATGTAGAGTAATGATCCCGGCGCAAGCACCGGAAACGAGACAGAGCAAGATTTTATTCAAGACAGAGTGGGCGTCCCTTTTGATGAACGCACAAAAGAAAGAAGGAGAAAGAGGAATGCCGTTTCACGAGGTAACAGGAGATTTACTGGAGTTACAGGGAGATATGGGAATTGTCACGCTTGAGGGCGGTATCTTGTTGCCAGTTCCAGTTTATTACATTCAAATGTTGGAAGTGTAGGAGGAAAAAAGAGTATGAGCAAATTATTTTTTGAAATGACAGAAACAGAAGCACAGTTACAGAATATTTTCAACAGTCTGGAGTATGCGCAGTACCAGATGTCAACCGGGATCAACGGATACGGCAACGGCACTATGACAAGAGAAGAGCATCAAGAAACAGAACAGAGCGTGCTGCGTTCGTTAGGGGTAGCTATGAGCGGTGTACAGAAGTTGATTGGAGAGTATGCGTCATTGGAAGAAGCTGAACTGCTGCCAGAAATGGCAACGGAAGAAATCATGCAGATCAATGCAGAAAGCGTGGATCAGTACGAAGCAATCCAGAAAGCCTTCCGGCTTGGAATGGAGAAAGCAAAATCAGAGAAGATTGTAGAACATCCGGTGTATGGAGCAGAGGACATGGAAAAGTTGAAACAGTGTATTTTGATTGATCTGGAAGATTGCATGACCAAAGATCGGGAGACCGGAGAAAAGGGAGAAGCTCTCTGTATGACGTTCCAGAACGAAGAAGGGAAGTATATCAATGTTTCGTATCTGGATGGACAGTTGAGCATCAGTAACCCGTACAGGAAATAAAAAAAGAGCCTGCCGTCATCAGCAAGCCCGTTTCCGATATTCGATAATTTAATTATAAAGGGAGTGGGCTTGTGATGTCAATGAACATTGAAAATCAAATATGTGAACCACGGACGAACCACGGTGAAACCGTTGTTGAACAACGAGGGAACAACGAGCAGATCGTTGGTCAGATCCAGACAGGAGAGAATGAACAGGAGAACATGATACTGTTGTGGCAGCAGAACCGGAACTTTATCACGATGATTGCAAGAAAGTATAGTTCCTGTGCGGAAATGGAAGATCTGGAGCAGGAGGGCTATATCGGACTGTATGAAGCAGTCAAGCATTATGATACATCATCAGAAGTACCCTTTATCAATTATGCTGCATTCTGGATCCGGCAGGTCATGCGCCGATATATTGACAACTGCGGCAGAGTGGTTCGGATTCCAACACATGCAGTCGATAAGATGCAGCGTTATAAGAAGATCAAAAGTGAGTATCAGAAGTATTATGGAAAAATACCTACAGACAGGGAAATGAGCGCCTTTATGGGGATGGATGAAGAAAGTCTCAAGAGCATAAAGAAAACGGCAGCAATGGGGCAAATACGAAGCCTAGACGAGCCTATCAACAGTGATGAGGAAGATATCTATATCGGTGATACCATTGCATCAAAGGAAGATGTAGAAGCTGATGTGATTGATCGTATTGATTCAGACATTATGAGTCGGGAACTATGGGCAGCAGTTGACAGACTTCCAGATCTGCAAGGGAAAGTATTGCGCTGTCGGTTCCTGGAAAAGAAAACCTATCAGCAGACAGGGGAAAAACTGGGAATTAGTGTGAGTGCAGTCAGACAACAGCAGAGCAAGGCAATGAGCTTGCTGAGAAACAGAGGAAGAAATAAAGGGTTCATAGGATACCGGGAAGAGTTCTTGCCTGCTGCATCCATTCATCACGTAGGAGTCAGAAGTTTTCAGCACACTTGGACAAGCGAAGTAGAACGAGAAGCATTGAGTTTGTGACGGGTTATACAGCTGTTCTATAGCAAATGTGATTATTTCCTCGATGAAGCGAATAAAATGGGAAATAGAGGGTAAATAGAACGCCACAGGGCTATTGTGGTGAATGGCATCCCCCCTCCCTTTGAGGTGGCAGCAGGATCATCGGAGAATCGGGAGAGAGGACTCTTTCCAATAGAGCGGATCTGTGAAAATAAATTTTCCTTAGATTTGTAGTAGGAATTAAAATGGGCGTAGGTACGGGAAAAGCCCGTAGAATAACTACTTTTTGAACATGGATGAAAAACAGGGATCAGCGGAAATAATCGGAAAACAGGGGTAAAAATGCTAACTTTTGCTAACCTTTTTCGTGAGTGCCAGATAGAATTGCAGCGTACTTGTGGGTATATAGCATAGCAAGTGTACCTGTGAGTACGGCTGTATTGGAGCCCAAATTGGATTGGTTGACCAAGCAAGATTCGTAGTGCCGGATGTCGGTTAAATCGACTCCCAGGATAGCGCAAGATTGCGCGCTCTACAACGCAAGAGAAGTGTTGAGATTTGTCAACCTTTAAAACTGAGCATTTCTGAGCAATTTCCTCACTTTTGAGGAGATCCAGACGCTGACGTAAATTTTAACGGGAGCAGAATTGCTCTGGTTACGCACAGAAGTGTGAGAATAGGGGTATCCACCATTTTGAGCAGACCTGCTGCCATTTCCCCCACAAGTTGGGGAAAGTTGACGGCTCAAGATTGAGCTTTCCACACAACTGAGGAAAAGGACTGCTGAAAATTCAGCCGTACTATCTGCCTTATATCGGGGCGGAAGTTACTCAAATTTATGCATCTTTTCAACTTGTTGGGAAAATAATATTTAATTCCCGGAAGTGCATATTACGCACATCTGAATTTCAGAAGTCAGTTAAACCGACATCCGAATTTTTGAGTATAAGTAACCGGACGCAATTTTGCGTTGAGTAAATCCAAAGTGTACCGGAAAGTACGGGTTTAGATAAGCTCAGTTTTGAGCTGATCTTGTGTTTTACCGGGACAGATAGTGTCGAGAAACACGACGGATTTAAAGGTGATTGTGAGGTGAATTGATTTTTACAAGAAGATAATGAAGTGGCAGCAGGGAATTGATACTTGAGTAAGAATATGCTATAATCTCGGCAGGGAAACCGAAGCCGGGCGGCTTACCCTCTTTTACGGAGGGGCAACCCTCCAGACGAAAGAAAGGAGGGCGATGCCAATGTGTGTTACATATACTGATTTGATTCAGTTGTTAATATTCATTGTTGCCCTTGTTAGTCTTTGTTATGAGATTTTCAAGGATAAACGAAAATAGCCGCCACATCTCGCACATGTGACGGCTGCCCGTTAGGGTAGTAAATCATTGCTCGGGGTAAGCCGCTTGCGGTTTCCCTTTTTACATCTCCAATATAGCACATCTGAATCAATTCTGCAAGGTAATAGGTTACTTTTTACCGCCCCTAAAAAGATTTCGGCACTTTCGGCAGCCTAAAAAAAGAGCATGGTTATATTTGTAATGCCCTAAAAGAGTATCAAGACATTTTGGATACCCTAAAAAGACCATTCAGCGAAATTGATAGATAATTCTGGATAAATACCGGATGCTATAATATCCGAAAATGAATATTCTATAGTGTCTTCAGATTCAAAATTATAAACCGTGATTCGATTCTTATCACTGTCAACAATCCAGTATTCCCGGACGCCAGCAGTACGATATTTGAATAATTTGATATAGTAGTCCATTCTCCGACTGCTTGGTGAGACAATTTCAATGATCCAGTCAGGGGCACCGTTGCAGCCTTTTTCAGTGAGTTTATTCTGGTCACAAATAACAGCAATATCCGGCTCTACATAGTTTTTATCATCCTGATTGAGAAATACGGCAAATGGAGCAATATCAACTTCACAAGATCCGTTTTTGCTTTTGATGAAATTATTGATCACTGTAGAAAGTTCTACGGTGATGCGCTGATGTTTGCGGCTTGGCGGCGCCATCATATAGACTTGACCGTCAATCAGTTCTGCACGTTGTCCATCTGGCAGAGAATAGATGTATTCAGTGGTGTAATCTTGGTGCTGTTTCGGTAATGGCATGGCAATACTCCTTTCGTAATGAGTGTTTGTAGTTACGGGGGAATTATTCAGAGTCACGTTCCATTCGTTCATCAATGGCTTTTATTTTTGAAAGCGTTCGAAGTCAATAATCAAATTATACCCCATAACAGATAGAATTTTTTCGGCATCTTCAAAGCCGAAGTTTTTCTTGTTTAGTAATTTTGTCAATCCTTGTGGTTTGATATTCATTTTATCAGCAATTTCTCGTTGCGACATTTTAGTTTCCAACATGAGCTTTTTGATTTCTATTACAATTTGTTCATTGTTTTCATATTTCACTGGCATTATAACACCTCACTTTCTAAAGTGATTATAACAAGAAAAAGGTTATAAATCAATCATATAAAATTAGAAATAATAAAAAACATATTACAAAAAGGTTGACATATAACCTAAAAAGGGTTATAATAAAACCATAAGATAAAGCAAGGCAAACGAACAGCCCGAAAAGCTGCTAAGCTGAAAGCCATATCCCTGTGATCGGTCGAAAGGATGCGGAAATAGTCAGGAAGATGCTTCAGCCGGATGCCTACAGTATCTTAAAGAAGGAGGAAGATCAATGAAATACGATTTGAAATCAATCATGTTGAGAGCATGGAAGAACCACAGAAAATATAAAGAACTTTCTTTTGCAGAGTGTTTACACAGAGCATGGATCACGGCAAAAGAGGAAAGCATCAACGCTGAACGCATTGAGAGAGCAAAAGCGGCAGCAGGCGTTGAGGAAGTAACAAAAACATGGAGTGAGTGGAAGAAAGCAGGTTATGAAGTAATACACGGTAGCAAAGCGTTGTTCGGAACAGAGCTGATCTGGGGGAGCAAGGGAGACGGAGCAATCTATAAAGCGAGATTTTTCGGTCAGTCACAAGTACAGGAGGTAACAGCATGAGAAAGTTAAGAGATGGATGAACCGAAAGAAAAGAGCGAAACACTTCAAAATGTATCAGCTTGAGCCGGCTTCAAATGTGATCCGGATTCAGCCAGACATACAGATGATTTCAGTTGAAAGATAAGAAAAAGCCCATACAAGTGCGGCAACACTGTATGAGCAAGTAACCCAGCACGAGGGGTTAAGCAGAGTATAGCACGCCTGCTGCCCCTTTTCAAGAGAAAGGATTGATACCAATGGAGAAGAAAGCTATAAACTTATGTGACAAAATAAGAGAAGAGGAATTGGAGATTCCGCAGTCATTTGATTTGTCTGTAAAGCATTTGTACGATTTACAGAATAATGTACCGGATAAGTACGATAAGATCTGCTTAGCATTCAAATTCGGCTATATGCAAGCGCAGAGAGCAGAAAAAGTGAATAAGACGAAAGAGGAGAATAATCAGTTGCCGAGTCTTTTGTCACAGTTAAGACCGGAAGATTATAGAATCAAACGCCAGATAGAAGCAATCTTATACAGGTATCTGGAGAAACGGGACAGGCTGCCAGATGCAGAGCAGTATGATCGCAAGAAATCAATTATGCGAATAATCGACAGCATGGAAAATGAAGAGAGACTGGAACTTGTTGAAAGATTTGCAAGGAATTTAGTAAGTAGTGGGAGAACTGATAATGGGAGATAGAGAGAATAAACAGGAATTAAGCGCATCCGCTACATACAAAAAGAAATTCATTCTTGAAGAAATAGAGAAAATGAACGAGGAAAACATAGGTCTTATATATGCTTTCATGCTGGGACGGACGGGAAAAGCCCATTAGAATTAGTGACTACAAGAAATAACTGCCCTCTCCGGGAAGATGCGCCAACATCAGAACCGGAGCGGCAGCAGGAAGAGAGGTGAGAAAAATTGTATTGTGTAATTCAAGAAGTTGAGAGAAAAAGGAAGAATCAAAACGGATATTCAAAAGAGCTGAAATCAGAATATATGCAGATGTCCATAAACGGACAGGACGAGAGCCACTACTGGCACCATTACAGCGAGGAACGTTTTGAGAGAGACATCAAGAAAGCATACCGGATCACCATTCACGAAAGCTACCGGGAGAATGGGAAAGTGAAGAAAAAGCAGTTTGGGATTTGTACCGTTGATTATTATGACCTTGCTACAGACTGGTTTTGCCTGTATGACTGGGGAAATAGCAAAATAGAGACTGCTGCCAAAGAGCTGAATTGTTCAGAAGAAGAGCTTTACACTTTGATTGAGAAGAAGCTAGAGCCTATACAGGAGCGGATCATAGAGGAATTTAAGCAGACAGAAGAATACAAGACGCATGAAGAGCATGAGAAGATTACAACGTTGTACGCTGCCAGAAAAGTAGAATTCAATGCAAAGTATAATCTGTCAGGGAATGAATATGACAAGTGCTATGACGTATTCGGTGTATTGCAGAAGCCGGAATATCTAAAGAAGATAGAAGCTGATCATGAAGCAAGGCAGCGATATGAGCAGGAAAGCCGTAGGTATTACGAAGAATATTACAATAACTACAATCAGGATTCAAGCAGTAGTTACGGCGGTTCAATATCGAATACCTACAAGGAAGAAGATAAGGCAGTTTTGAAGCAGTTCTACCGGGAGTTATCTAAGAAATTTCATCCAGATGCGAACCCAGATACGGATACTTCACAGCAAATGCAACTATTGAATCAGTTGAAACAGGAATGGGGATTGTAGTTATTTGAAAATGAAATGCAATACCTACAGAAAATAGGCGTGATACTAAGAAATGCCAAGGTAAAATGAGAACGGGACACACTCGGAAATACTCGGATGTTAAGAAATGTTAAGGTGATAGATGGATGTGGAGATTTTGGAGTCCCTAAAAAGAGTATTCGGACATTTCGGACACCCTAAAAAGAGCAACCCAAGATTTCCGAGTCTCTAAAAAGGAGGTGAAGCCTATGGAACAGATTAGAACCATATACAGGGAAGTATTCAGCAAGTCCCCTGCTGCCATTGGAGCAGATCAAAAGCTCACAGAGGAAATTGAGCAGGAGATTGAAGAACGAAAAAGAAGAGCAGGGCAAGCCCTCACAGAAGAGGAATGGACAGATCTGGTATTTGCCGGCAGCAGTTACGGGCAGATGCAGGGATTTGAAAGCGGCTTCCAGTATGCAATAACACTGATGGTTGAGAGTCTATGCAATTAAAAAGCCCCACAGTGCGGCAACACTACGGGGCAAAAACCAAAATAACCCAATACATGAAATATAGGGCTACCATGATTATAGCGGTCATGTAGTCCTATTTCAATACGAACTGTTGTTTGTAGAGAGGAGACAATATGGCAGTTGACAAGAGAGGAAGAAAGCTTCCAAAGGGAATACGACAGCGTTATAATGATTTTGAGGGGCGTTTTATGTACCAAGGGGAAAGATACCTTGTACATGGGAAAACGGTCACAGAGACGCAGAAAGCAATGACAGAGTTAAAATATAGGCTAGAGCATGGTTTATTTGTCGAGAGAAAGAAGATCACTTTAAATGAATGGTTTGATACATGGATGGAAGAATACAAAAATAATCAGGTGAAAATAGGAACATGCATAAATTACAGGGAGTATTACAAGAATAATATCAAAGATGTATTAGGGAACAAAGTTCTGACAGATATTAGGCCGGAACACATTCAAAAATTATATAACGATATGGTGAAAGCAGGGTATGCCGTTTCGAGTATTAAAGTTGTTTCATCATCATTAAGCGGATGTTTGCAGCAGGCATATAAAAATCGATTGATCGAGCAAAATCCCTGTAGATTATGTACGTTACCAAGAGAAAAAGAGCGGAAAGTCAAACAGGCTATGACGAAAGAACAGCAGGATTTATTTATGAAATATGCAGAAGATAGTTATCTATACAATTATTTTTATATACTTCTGAGAACAGGGATAAGAAGTGGAGAAGCAAGAGGGCTAAAAGCGTCAGATATAGATAAAAAGGGAAAAGTATTACATATAGTCAGGAATTTGCGATATGTAAACGGGAAAGGATATATAGAGGACACGCCCAAGACAGTGACATCCAGAAGAGATATCCCATTAACAAACGACATGATCCGGGCATTGGATAATCAAAAAGGTTTCTGGGGATTCAAGGTGGAAAAAATAGATCGATACTTATTCTGTACAGAAAAAGGCGAGGTGCTGAAACAGTGCAGGGTACAAGGGGAAATCAATCGCATTACTGACAGAATCAGGTGCGATGGAAAAGAGTTCCCGTACATTACACCGCATACTTTCCGGCACACTTTCGCTACAAGAGCAATCGAAGCAGGAATGCAGCCGCAGGTATTAAAAACCATTCTGGGACATAGTTCGCTTGCTATGACAATGGATTTGTACAGTCATGTATTGCCAGATACAAAAGCGCAGGAAATGGAGAAAATAGCAAACATATTTTAA